AAAATGTCGGCCGTGCCCTCGGCCACGTTCGCGGTGTTCTCCAGGGAATCGGCGATTCCCTTGAACATATCGCCGCCGACTTTATCCGGGAGCTTGGCGAGAAGAGAAAAGACTTTTTGCAGTCCGCGCGTAATGTATTCAAAGAGCTTGACGAACCCGGTTGTAATCGCCGCTACAACCGTCATGCCGCCAAGAAGGACAATATCCCAGCCAATCTTGATACCGCGGAATATCTTCTTGGTGACAACGGCCACGCCCTCGAAGTTATCGGTAATTCCCTTCACGCCCTCGGCCGCGTCCAAGAAGCTATTGGACAATTCAACCGCGCTCTGCCGGCTAATGCCGGTCACAATGTCGTCAATCTGATTGAGCTTGCCGGCCGCTTTTTCCAACGTCGCCGCGTCGATTTGATCGAAGGTTTTGCCGAGCTTATCGGCTTCCTGTTTAAGATGGTCAATTCCCGCCGCGCCCTGGTTAAGAATCGGCAACCAATGACTCGCATCCCCTCCAAATGCAGCCGCGGCGAGAGTGGCTTTTTTCAAGGGATCGTCTGTTGCGGCCACGGCATCGGCGATTTTTCTAACCGCTTCGTAGCCGTCGCCCTTGGCCAGTTCATCGAAGCTGAGGCCGAATTGCTCGAAGATCGACCGCGCGTAATTGGCTTCGTTGCCGACTCCCGAAAAGATTTGATTGAGCCTTTCCAGGCCGCGACCAACCGCTTCCGAATCCCCGCCGAATCCTTTCATCGCATATTGCAGAGTAGCAAAGCCCGCGGCGCTCGTATTCGTCATACGCGCGACGCGGGCTAAGTCTGCTGCTGATTGGATCGCGTGTTTGCCAAGCGAAATCAAGCCGCCGATGGCAATGCCGCCGATAGCGGTTTTGACCAGACCGCCGAGGCTAACCACCCCCTTCATCTTTTCGGCCAAGCCGCCGGTTGCTTTCGCGGCCTTGTTCACGCCCGCGATGAACCCCGCGGCGCTGGCCTTGAGCATGATTGCCAGGTTGCCGATTGTCGCCACGCGGTATTACCTTTCCGCCAAGAGCCAGAGTGAGCGCCATTGCGAATTGACACATGCGGTCAACGTCCATCGGCTCCTTAGCTTCTTGCGGCCCGAAACGCGCTTCAAAGTCTTCCCACTTGAACGCCTTGGTTTTCCGGTCGCGATTGATGTTCGCCAGGAGAGACATGAGCCGCGCGAACTGGATTTCCTGTCGCCGTGGTCCGCGCGGTTCCAGCGCTTCCTCGGCCCATAGCTCGGCGAATTCGCGCGATGAGATTTGCCTTTGGAGCTGGCGTAGGGGGATGCCGTAGCGATAGGAAAGCTCAATCCAAAAGCGGCGTTCGGGCCGCTCCATCAGTTTCCCATCAGTTCCTCTACGTCTTCCTCGGTGATTCCATTCAGCTTTTGCGCCGCCGAGAAGAGGCGATCCAGCGCCCGGCCGGACTTGTCCGTCAACCAGCGCTCATCGCCGGGAAGGAATACCGGCGTTCCGTTACTGTCGCACGCCGAAAGAACGACGAGCTTGGCGCGAATATCTTTGAGACTGACTTCACGCTTCTTGCCCTTCTTGACGAGAACGCTTTCCTCGAAGCTATCCCGTTCCGCGCCGCTGATCGTGCGGACATGGAGAACGCAAGGTGAATCCTCGGTGTCCCATTCGGGGCAAGGGATCGGCTCGGAAACGGCGAAATCTTCCTTGTCTTTGATTTGATCGCGCAGAGTTTGTACAGACATGCTTGCGGTTCCTTGAAACAGGGGTTAAGAGGTCGTGAGTTGCAAAACCGTTATCTTCAATCCGGTGGGCGGATTGACGGAATAGGTAAAGTTCATGCGCCCATTGCCGTCGTTGTAACTGGTAGTCGGATAGGGACCGGAACAAAGCGTTGCGCCGGCCGCAATCGCAAAGGTCCGGCTAACGGTCGCCGTCGCCTGGCCGTCTACCGTCGCTTGCAAGACTTCCGTAATCGTGATGGAGCCGCCGGAAGTGTTGTTCCAGAAAACAAACTGCGCGCCGGTGTTGGGGAAGGAATCGCCGCCCGATGCGCACTGAACGCCGAGCGTCGTAGGGTTAGTTCCGCCGGTGCGGTCAATGGTATTGACGGACTGAACAGCCATTGCAAAAGACTCCACAGGTTATTGCGTGAAGGTTGGTTGTCCGGTGATCTTGATCGAAAACGGCATAGTCACTTGTTCTTCCAGCGGATTTTCCGTTTTGATGTTCTTTAGGTAGCCGGTGAACGTCCATTTCGAGCCGTTGGAAAAGACGATTTGCCAGGAATTGCTTACGCGGATCTGCGCGTACAGTGTGGCGAACGTGCCGGGGTCAAAGTTCGCCTCCATCTCGGCAACGCCGGCGTCCGCCCAACCCGCCATCCAAACCTTGAACAAGTTCGGACTGGAAAGGTTCGTAATGTTGACATCATCGGTTTCGATTTCCGGCCCGTTGATGGCCGTGATATTGCCGAGCGTTTGCCAACCGGAGAGGTTGACTTGCAGTGTAGCGCCAGCGCCCAAGACGTTGATTAACGACATGAGTGGGGTTCTCTATTCGCGAAGAAGTGACAAGAGGAATTGGCGTTAGCCGCCGATGCTGTCAAACCAAACGACGAGATCAACGGAGCTGGAGCGCACGGCCTGCTCATCGGCTTGTGACGGCGCTTCCGCCTCGTCGGCTCCATCCTCCACCCAAAGCCAACGGAGCTTGACCGTGCCATCCTGAGACGTGAGACTTAACGGACCTTCGAGAAGGAAGAACCGTTTGATAATCGCGGCCAAATCCGCCGAGCGCAGCGACCAGGCCGTAACCTCGATGCGCGGGTAAAACGTGCCGCCATTGCCGGCGAGCGTCTTCAAATGTTGCCGGGAAACAATCTTGTACGTCAGACACGGATAGAGCTGATCCGGCGTCAGTTCCGGCATGTAACAGTCATAAACGCGCTTGCCGACGTACTGACTGATTACCTGATCTTCGGTGAGTAGCTGAACGAAAAGCTCTTTGAAGGTCATGCTTTCTTCATCTCGTCATTGATAGCCTTCATCGTGGCGATGCCCATATGAAGCTCGGTTTGCGAGGAATCCTCTTCAAGCGTCGGTTGCAAGAAGGGATTGCCGGCGTAACGCGCGACCTTGACGCCATAGACCGCGCTCCCATCCGAAAGAAGACGCTTCTTCTTGATGCGCACTTGTTGCCGGCCGCGTTCCTCGATATGGGCATACTTGACCGGATCAATCCGCCGGCCGTCCGACATGACATGCAAGAACCCTTTCCTTGGGCCGACGATGCCAACTGTGACTCCGTTCCCGCGAAACGTCTTGACCTTCGAGCCGATGGACTTTTTGAGTAGGCCGGCGAGCTTGCCCTTGCCGCCCTTGCCTTTGCGCACGCGCCTTTTTGCGCCCTTGGCCAGTACCTTCGTTCCGGCTTGCACACCTTTACGAAGCGCCTTCTTTGCCGCCTTGTCTTGCAAGAGGGCAAGTCGGCGATTGATGCTCTCCATTCCGGTTATGCGAATGCCGATCATGGGCGCTTTTCAACGGCAGTAAATTTCATCTCGAAGAAGCGCTCCTCGGTGACAAGCGGCGGGCCAAGCTCGAAGACGCGCACCCTGTTTCCGTCGTTCCACTGAAAACGCCAGCGTGAGCCGATGTCACTTCGATAGCGCAAGGTAACGACATGCGTAATGTCCGCTCGTGTCTGTTGCGCCATCCAGAATTCGCGCCCGCTACCCGGTTCAATGCCAACCCAAACGCTCGGCCCTGGTGCATAGGCCGCGCTCAAATCGCCGAACGTATCCG